CAATTCTTCCTATAGCATCAGAGGCACGTTTTACAACTTGTTCAAGTTTTTCAGAAGAAAGGGTTAGTTTATCAGCAGCAGTAGATAGCGCAGACAGTTTACCCGCTGCCCCTTGGTCATTTACGCTTACTTGTATTCCTAACTGCGCTAAATCTCCATTTATTTTGCCCTTCTTTTTCTGTTTATCAGAAATGTACTTTAAGTACAGCGAGTCCATTTCATACAATATTTCAACTTCTACTGGTTTAATTTGTATTTGAAGCAATTCATTCCATGCTTTTATATCTTGCCAACTTAAAGCATTTGCTCCCGACATTCCAGCCGTTCTACCTTTACTTAGTTGCCAAAACCATACCCAAATATGTTCTATATAAAAAGGTATTTCCGGGTTATCTTCTATTTGGGATAATGCAGATTCATACATTTCAGAACCTTCTGGGGCTGATTGTAGAACCTGCATTAAATGTTCACGGGTTGATATTCCTAATTCATCTTGCATATCCATATATAGGACATGCTTAACAGCCTCCCTTATTTCGTCTCGTAACCCTCCAAAAAATTGCCCCTATCCCCCATAAATTCATCTACTTGGTCAAATATCCAACGGAAAGTTTTATACAACCATCGTTTGTTTTCGGCATTACATTCAAGGGGTTCACCATTATATTCAACAGCTTCCCATTCAGTTGTACAATCACAAATTAATTCAATTTTATTGTTATCAAGAGTTTCGGTTTTAAGGTTTTTCATTCCTCTAAACCCTTTTTTTAGATTTCTATCTTGGACTTTTCTGGTTTGATCTTGGTATACTTTGGAATCCATACCTAATACTTTAATGCGGATTCCAGTGAATTCTCCATTGGCAGGATTTTCAATTTCTACCCAAACACCCTCTTCTGATGCTTTATTGGTATCAAGTGATGCTAAATCAGTCATGTTTGCGCTCCTTTGCGTCTTATGTTGTTGTTGGACCCCCATATTTCAGGGGGTCGGTTAATTTATTATGATTTGGTAATTTGTAATGTATGTCCTGATCCAGAAGAATACAAAGCTTGGAAAGGCATATTTAATGCGATTGGTCCTTCCCCATTTACAGGCACATCCCCACCAGAATATTTAATTCTTGGCAATGAAAATGTCATTGTGTTAGAACTCGGGTCTACAAGCTGAAATGAAAGAGATGACTCTGTTTCATTTATAAATTTATCAAGTAAAGTTGAATTTGCAAAATATGCTGATACTGTACCAGTAATATTACATCTTCCATCTACTAACCCCACCGTTGTATTTGATCCTATAACAGGCAACGTAGTGATATTATTGGTTAATGAAAAATTAATACTTGTAATCAGAGCATTTGCAACCCCACCTTCTAATAGAGTACCAGAAAAGGAATCAAATGGTGAATTTGTTGATTTTACAGAAGCCGTATCCAATACAGAAGCTACAGCCGTAGTCATAGTTTCACCCATAACCCCAAAAGATGAAGTTATCATTCCATTTGGGGTTACATCTATTGTCCAGGTATTAACTACACATCCGGGAAAGATATGATACTGGGTTATATCGGAGAAATATTTCTGAATTGTGAAGGATTTCTCTGTAGTTCCAGTTACTATTGTTTCACTTGATGTCCAGTCTTCAAACATAGCACTTTCAATTATGTCATCAAAAGATTCATAAGACAGTTCTACAGGTATATCTCCAGAAACTGCTAACATACCATGTCTAAGATCGGCAATCTGTCGATCTGATCTAAGTTCTTGCGATTGAAACGAATCTTTGGTAAGATTTACCCCAACTCCCGTTACTCTTAATACATAAGCAGAATTAGCAGTTGGTAACGATGCCCATGAATCCTCCATTGCATACGTTACGGCTAACCTACTTCCACTTGCTACATCAGTCATTATAATGTCTCCTGTTAAAAATATCTGTTAATATGATATGTAAGTTTCATACCTTATATGAATTGGTGTTGAATACCTTCCATTTGAATCAAAATAACTTGGTAAGGCGTAACTCCTGAAAATTTTAACTTTAATATCTATCGTGCTATCTATGGCAGTGGTTAAAATTAAATTCCGTGGAAAATGCTCTAAAATATCATCTACTAAATTAGAATATGTTCCCCATCCAGATTCTCTTACTGCCTTAACCTGTACTTCAAATGCCCCTGATTCAACCCTAAATCCACTTCCCCCAATATTTGGGAATCTTGTTCTGGCCGGAATTAATGAACTTGTGATATACACTTCATCTTCATCGGGGTCTAAAGCAAGGTTTTCCCGTCTCCAAGATGGAAGTCCTGTTAGAGAAGATAATCTCTCATTTAGAACCTGTTGTATGTTATGAAAATTAGACATTTATTCTGCTATTCACTATTTCTTGCCAATTTAGTACAGCATTTTCTCTCATGTGGTAAGGTCTGGTATTGCCCCCTTGGGTGGCCCACCCCTCGTATTCAGCCATCATTATATAATGGGTATCATTTGTGAAATAATAGGTGTCATTTTTTGATAACCCATTAACCCCCTCACTTATCCGGGGCAATAAATTTGACATTGCTTGCGCTCTATTTGCATTGGCTATTCCTTTATCTTTCTTATTAAAAAGCCAAGCTGTCATACCTCCTTGATAAGTATTTGAACTGGGGGAATTAACTGAAGGCTCCCATTTTCCCAATAAAGTACCTGTTGAAACAGGGCTGCCTTCTGCTATGTCAACAGACACTTGCCCACATGCCCCTCTAAATACTGAAGTTACTTTGGCATTATACTTTTGTTCAAAATCCTTTATTTGTTCACTAAAAGACATTATACCTGCACCTTTATAAAAGTATTCAACATTGGTACAGCCATTTTAACTTTTTTTTCTTCCCCATTATCAGATATAAAATCATTTAAAATATTTGGTGAATACACATCAGTTCTTGGCATATCAGAATGTTTTATCAAGTATATAATTTCACCGGCCCCAAAGGAAATTCCTGCCATAATTGATGATGCGAGTTGCGCTTGTAAAGAAGCATCTATTTTAATGGATTCTAATTCATATTCATTGTATGTGTTTTCATTCACCCCTGTTGAATCATTGTAGGAATTCGATACAAATAATTTATAAGTAATGGTGGTTTCCATTCCACTACCTAATAGCCTGTCCATAAATGCATTGGCTTTATTTTGTATTTTAGTGAAATCCCTCAAATCATGTACCCCTTTATTCCGGCAAGCCAAGGCCCTAATAAATAATATATTAAATCAAGGGGTACTGAATTTTCAAATCTATTTGATTTAAACAATTCTTTTTGATATCGCACTGATAAAGCCCCTGTAACATTAAAACTTGCAACAGGTCTTTCAGTTTCTTCCCCTACCGTACCTTGAAATATTTTTGTATCTACTATTTGATAAGCTGTTTCAAATTGTGCATATTTAACTTCTACAGGAAAGCCAAAAATATCAGAGGCATATAGGTCTGCTAAAGTACCAGTTTCTTCTTCTATGTCTTCTTGTACTTCTATCCAAGCCCCATCAATATTCATGTCTGTAATTGTAAAATATTCAGTGCCGCCTCTATCAACTTTTATCATTTGATTTATAAGCAAGTCACCATCATCTATATAATCATAGAAATCATCTAAAGATGAGTTTGTTGCATAAATTTTATTATTTAAAACATCAAAGTCAGTATCAGCCAGAATTTCAGTGTATGTTATACCATAAAAAGAATCTAATGGGGCATAATCCCCGTTCAATTGGTCGACAGTATATCTTGGAAATGCCAATTTTTGATTTTTTATACATTTTAACCCACGAAACCCAAAAGTGTTTAACACTTGGGCAGCTATCATTAAAGCAAACTTTTTTTGGTTAGTGGAAAGTGAACTCCAGGTTTCTGAACTACCCAATCGGCTGTAGGATGTAAAATAAGCTTCCGCTTCTGCCAACGTGCCATAACTGTTTGCGGTATGGTATGCTAATGTGGTAATTAAATCCATTTATATTCCTATAAAAGGGGGGTTTTATTCCCCCTTTGTTAAGAGATATTAACCGGCTGTCAAATCAGACCAGAAGACTACAACCTCAGAGGTCGCAGTGCCGGCTTCAATTGCAGCAAAAGATGATACAGTATTAGCAGCCGTTACTTTAAAATAAGCTTTACTATGAGCGGCATCAGCAGCAAGATCAAGGGCGGCCATAACCTCGGAATTGCCAACGGTCATTCCGGTTACAGTCCAAGATGCAGGGGTGTCATACATAGTAATACCACCAGTAGGAAGATCGGCTTCTGCACAATCAATCAAAGGAAGGTCAAGTTTTACCCATTCCCCGGCAGCTTCTACTTCAGCCACTTTAAAAATTCCGTTATTTTCTGTTTTATAGTCTTCCCACCCAGTCATCTTTACTACATCACCAGCAGTCAAAGAAGCAAAGGCATTCGCAGAACTGGAAACGTCATAAAGTTTATTTTTCAGAACTTTAAGTTCAGTCGCAGCACTGAGGGTTGTGGAAGAAGAATATACAGAAGCATTTTCTACTACTGAAATCCTAAATTGTTCCATATAATTTTTCATTTCTTACTTTCTCCTTATAAATTATTTTTAGCCCCTATGTTTCAAGGGGCTTTTTATTAGATAGATATATTATCTACTTTAACGATTGCATCCGCTTCCTCTGCCTGGATTGCGATCCGCATGGTAAGAACAACAATCAGTACACGGCTTGTGATATCCTTGTCAGTTTCAATCATAATATCCCTCTGAACACCAAAAATAAGGTTCTGAGGATAAGTGAAAAGAATTTCAGTATTAGGCATAAGAGCAGCAGGTATAATAGGTACACCAAAAGCAGATACAGTAGGACGATTCAGGTAGAATTCATCCCCAGCACCAGTTGATCTAGTGGCAAGTGTATCTCTATATTCAATAACATTATGCCAACTCATGAGGAAATTCATGGCAGAAAGGTTTCTCAGGTACTGTGTAGGCATTTCCTGTAGGGCTGCTTTAAATGCATCTTTATCAATGGCAGTTAAAGCGGTTCCATCGTAGGTATGCCCGGCGAGTGCCAAAGCCCCATCGTGCAATGCCAGATAAGGATCAGCAGAAGAGGTGTCACCATTAATAAGCAGTTCTTCCAAGTCAAGGCTTACCCGGCCTGTCAGCATCTGCATAATAGTATTTTCCAGATTACCTCTTTCGATGGAATCTTCA